TTACAGAGGTGCAAATGCATCAGCATCTACAATCATAGGTAGTGCAGCAAGTTCAGTAAACCATATTTTTATGGATAACACTGGATTGTTTTTAGTTCACAAGGTTATGTCTTATGCAGAGGGAAACGAAAACGATATGCAAGACGCTATTAATGACTTGAACAAGTGGCAATCTGCACTTAACCAGGCTTACTTAAATTTAGGAGTTGAGCAAGTTGTAATAGATGAACTAATGGAACGCAATGCAGGACACGGAGAATGGCTTACATATGAAGAAGCAAAAATGTATGGATTTGTCGGTAATGAGTGGGAAACTAAAAAAGTAACAAACTACTCTAAAGCAACATTTGTCAATAAAGGAATTTTAGTACCAAATAATTTAATTAATCAAAAAGAAGTAGAAATGGAAGAAACACCACAAGAAGTTGTGACAGAGGAAAAGTCTTTGTTGCAAAAAATTTGGAACAAGCTATCTAATGAGAGCGAAACTCCAAGTAATGATGTAGCTGTAAAAAACGAAGTTACACCAGAAGAAGTAACTGATATTATCAGCGAAGTAATGCAAATTATTGAGCCGAGATTAGTTGCATTGGAAGAGCATATGGCAGAAATGATGCCAAGCGAAGAAGAGCCAATGGAAGAAGAAGAAGTAGAAGTAGAAGCTAAATACGGAGATGATGAGGATATGGAAGATGAAGATGAAAAATCTAAAAAAGAAAACATAGCTGACGTTATCAAAAACGAAGTAAAAGAAGCTATCAAAAACTTAGTAGAGCCTACAACAACTAAAAAAGTATCTACAACTAATAACGCTAATACTCCAGTATGGCAACGACACTTAAATAATTTTCAAAATTTCATTAAATAAATTAAAAAATGGCAACACCAACAATTTCAACAAACACTTATGCTGGAAAAGATTTAGAAGGCATAATAGCACAGTCGGTTTTACGAGGTAAAACGATTGAAAACGGATTAATATCTGTACATACAGACATTGATTCAAGAGCAGTAGTAAAAACTATGGCTAACAGCTTAAGCGTACAAGATTCTGTAGCAGCTTTTTCAAGCGCAGGTTCTTTAACTTTGGACGAGAAATACTTAGACCCAAAGAAATTTATGGATGCAGTAGAGTATGATTATTCTTCACTTAACGCTACCTGGTATGCATCTCAGCAGCCAAGAGGTAGAGCAGGTGACTTTGTTCCTCCAGCTACTTTAGAAGAAGCTATGATTGAGCAAATGGCAGGAATCCGTTCTAAGTTCATTGATGCTTCTATTTGGAGAGGTTCAGTAGCAGCAGGTGACTTATCTAAAATCACAGTTTCAGCATCTACTAACGTTGTATCTGGACTTATTCCATTAATGGAAGCAGGTTCTGATGTAAACAAATTGGATTCTGACAAATTAGCTTTAGTAGATTTTTCAGCAGCAGCAGTAGCAGTTATTGAAGTAGCAGATACATCTGACCTACAAACTGGAGATGTTGTAACATTTTCTTCTTTAGTAGGATATACTGGTACAGAATTAACTGATTTAAATGGCAAGTCTTTTGCAATTACAATTTTAAGCGGAACAACTTTTTCTATCCCTTTTAATTCAAGTGGATTCACTAGTACTTTTACATCTGGTAATATGTCTTTCATTAATTCTTCAAACGCACTATCTGTTTTGACAAGCGTTTACAACGGACTAAGCGAGTCAGTAGAAGATGACCCAGACTTTTACATCTTTGGAAACAAAGGATTAGGTAAAGCATACAGCTTGGCTCAAGCATCTGCTGCTAATGGCGCAGGAAGTTACTACATCGGTGCTAAAGAATTGGATTTCTTAGGTCAGCGTTTGGCTATCTTGCCTTTCGTAAATCCTAACACGATTGTAGCAGCTAACGTATCTAATCTTCACTTTGGAACTGCTTTAGATGCAGAGTGGAACAATGTAGCTATCTTGCCTCAATTTGAAGCAACTGGTGACAGAACAGTAAGATACAGATGTGACTATGCATTTGATGTAAATTACACTAACGGAGAAGATATTGTACTTTACAGATAAAATTTAATTAATAGTTTAAAGGGGGTTGAAATATACCCCCAATAAACAACAAAAAAATATAAAAAAATGGCAGCAAGTTTAAGTTTAGCAGCAGTAGCTGGTACAAATTGCCCTAAAACGGCAGGAGTAAAAGAACTTTACACTATCCCAGTAGGAGATATGGTAAGCGTAACTTTAGGTTCTGACCACGATATTACAAATTTAGTTTTTGCATCAGCAGGTGATGGCTTTGGTAAACTAAATTTCAAACGTGGAGAATGTGAAGTAACAGAATCAATGGAAAGAAGCAACGAAGTTAGCGTTAATTTCGCAGTAGCTAATCCAACAAGCACTCAAAGAAAAGAATTAACAGCAATCAAAAATAGCTGTGAGCAATATATGGTAGCCAGGTTATATGATGGCGACAGATTATTGTTTGTAGGTTATGATGGTGAGTCTTTAGATGAAGGATTCGTAGCATTTGCATCTTTTGAGTCAACAAGTGGTAGAGCAAAAACAGATGACAACTTATTCTCAATGACAATGACTGCCGAGCAAGGTGAGCCATTAAGAATATTAAGTGGTATTTCTGGAGCGACTATTCCAGCAACAACACCTACTGAAATAGTAGCAGAGTTGATTGCAGCAACATCTGTATAAGATGAAGTGGCAATATAAAAAAGAGTATCAAGGTCAAAAAATTGGTATCAAGGGGTTTGGTCTCCTTGATACTAACCTTGAATCAGCAGAGTTGGTACACAAACTTTCGTTAATGTCCGAATTCAGAGGACTAATTAGATACATAGAACGTGCAGAGCAAAAACCAAAAAAAGCAAAGAAGTCAGAAAAGGCAAATAAACTTTCCGATAAGTAATAACGTAATTCAGTTACCAGATTACACAGAGAAAGAAAAGATAATAACCAAGCAAGGCATTAGATTAATCAGCACAACTGATAACAATCTATTTCCTCAAAAAGTTAGCAAGTTAGCAAAAGAGAGCAGCACGTTAAAAGCTGTTATTAACTCATTTGCTGAGTATGTAAGCTATGGAAGTATCTTAACTGAAAATCAAGCATTAGAAAGCAAGTTAACCGATGATTTAAACAAGTATTACAACTGGTTTGAATTGTCTAAGCGTGTAGCTAAAGACAGACGTACTTATGGCTATGGATTCATTGAATCTGTGCGTATAGGTGGCGAGGTATTTATTTATCATTTAGATGCAAGTAAGGTAAGATTCTGCGAGTATGATGGAGAGCATCCAGAGCAAGTAGCAATATCTAAAGATTGGAACGATAACAGAATTGAGCCAATACAAAGAACGCTATTTCCTAACTACGATGAAGAGGGCAGAACAATTATTCCAATTGTTGAGTATGAGAGTGGGCAAAACGATTATCCTTTACCTATTTGGAGTGGTGCGTTTTATGATGCACAAGTAGAAAGTTTGATAGGTCAATATAACGCTAACCAATTTGAGAATGGTGTAACTTTATCAAGCATATTAATGTTTGATTTTGGAGATGTAACTGATGAGAATGGCGAGGATGGCTTAAAGGACAAGAAATACAAACTTGAGCAGAATATAAAAGGTACAAGTGGAGGAAGAAGTGGTAAGAGTTTAATAGTGCCTAAGACTGGAGATGTTCAGCCACCAGAATATGTTACTTATCCGATGCAAAAGGAAGGTAGCTTTATGGACTTGCAGAAGATGGTAGAAAATAACATCGTTAAGGCTTGTTCTTGGTTTAGAAGTTTAGCAGGATTAGAGAGTGCAGGTGCATTAGGCAACAATCAGCAGTTGCGTAATGAGTGGGAATTAGCAGAACGCTTAATTCAAAACGAGCAAGATGTTATTATGGATGCTGTGCAGAAAGCATTTGAAGGAACTATCTATGAAGGAGATGTTGAATTTAACAATCAATCACCAATAGATTTGGCTGCTGTTTTAGATGTAAATACTATATTATCATTGGAGGAAAAACGAGAATTGTTTGGATATTCTACGGAAGAGAAGCAAGAATCTAAAATAGCTTTAAATGGCGCACAAGTGACCAGCTTAGTTGAGGTAGTTGGTAAGCTATCATTAGGAGAATTAACGGAAAACCAAGCAGTACAGATTATTAGTATAGCATTAGGAATTTCAGAAGAAGAAGCAAGAAAAATTGTACAAGAATGATAGCGAGTAAATCAGAAATAAAGGCATTAGCGTTTAATAATACGTTTGATATAAACGCTGTAAAGGATAACGTGATTCAGATTGTAGAGTGGGAACAAGTAATGACTGTTTTAGGTACAGATTTGTATGATGATGTAGTAGCTAATCCTGGTAGTTATGCAACTTTGTTAAGCAGCTATTTAAAGCCTTACATAGCTTATAATCTAAAA